TATTTATTGTCAACCCAATTGTACCAAAAAAGAAGACTTGCTAAAAGATATGGCGGGTATTTTAAATGGTGAATTAACACCAGAAGATTTTAGAAAAGAAATATTGCAATGGGTGGACGAGCGAAGTGATGAGTGTTATTTGGATGATGATTGTCAAATAAGAAGATTTGATGAAGTAAAAAGGGGGTCAGTATCAGTACCAATTGCAAAGCAAGGTAGTTCGTAAGCCACCCCCTAAAAGGTTTTACTATTAATGCATTTGATTTATACGGTAATTTACGATAAAAGTCAAGGCTATGGGACTACCAAAAAATCTGACGGAACGACAACAAAAATTCGCGGAATTGCTTGTATTCAACGAGGGGCGCAAGAGCCCAAGCGAGTGTGCTTATGAAGCAGGATACAAAACCAGACCCAGACAGGCTGCGAGCGAACTACGGAATCCAAAATTATCACCATTGGTTGTTAGATATATTGGTGAGTTGCGAGCAGAAATACAAGAAAAATACGGAATCACATTTGAAAGACATCTAGGGGAACTAGCAAAGCTACGAGAAGATGCACGAGCGAAAGGGGCCTGGAGTGCTGCGATTAATGCAGAGATAGCTAGAGGTAAAGCAGGTGGTTTATATGTAGATCAAAAGTTAGTCTTATCAGGCAATCTAGATAATATGTCAGAAAAAGAATTAGAATCTAAAATGAAACAAATTTTAGATGATCACAAAACTTTAATTAATATTACCCCAGAAGAAGAGATAAAAGAATCAATAAAAGAATCAAACCTTGATAGTGATTCAATTCAGAAATAATTTTACTATATAATTTTTTTGGAAACTTTTTTACTAGTGCCCACTTGTTTATAACTGGTTTGTATTCCATTTGAGTCTGGCCCTTTCCTTGGTGGAAGTTGATCCCATTTTACATTAGGCATATTCTTTGTCAACGTAGGATTAAAGATTCTATTAAACTCTTTTTTGTACGTATCATTGGATGGTCTTGATCTACCATCATAACTAAACTTTTTATTTTTCATTTATCTTTTCCATTTTTACTATACATCCTCTTGGAAATACATTCCTATCTGAAAATAATTCATCGTTAGCTTCATAACTTGCAAAGGTTCTAACATTCTTTTTATCTTTGTTAAGCAAGTATGCGTGAGTTATCATTTCAGATGGCATAAAACCTTCTGCTGTATGTAAATCTGCGTGCCCGGAATCTCCCGTGATATCCAACCACGTGATTTTGTAGAAGTAGTATCTTTTCTTCTTGATGACAACAGATTTGTATTTAGATTTTTTGAGTCTTTTCATAATTTCCTTATACTATAGGGGAATTTTTAGGCAAAATTGTTTTTACCAAAACCAAAAATTCCCTCGCGCGCCGAGTACATTTTAAAAAAGTGTTGAATACCAATGCTTATTTGACTGTGCCAGACCAAAAGTGCAAAAAAGCTAGTAAATACGCCATTTGTGCCAAGCTGTGCCAAAGCCCTTGGCACACTATTATTCGCTAATACCAACACTTTTAAGCCAAAATAGGGGTGTGCCAACTGTGCCAGAGGTTTTTTCTTATCACTGAAAAAAAAATTTGCCCTAAAATTCCACTTATGTGTGGCACAGTTTAGAATGATTCTAAAGTTTGTATGCTTTTGTACCATTTTTCACTATTTTTTTAACACCAGCACCTTGAAGCTCTAGTGTTGCATAGGGTTTCCAAGACTTTCTTATTAGATTTAGCTCTAAAATAAAGTTTGACCACTGCTTTGGTGATATATCTTTGCTTTGTATTATTACTTTTTTCATAATTTTACAGGGCTTCCACTCTCGCTTCCACCCCGTTCCCCGAGGAAATCATTTACGGTACGTAGTAGACTGTAAATAAACCGATCTTGGATCCTTCTTCAACACTACTCGCCACGCCGAAGAACCATTTACCTTACCTATTAATCTACTTTCCTGTAATTCTATTTTACCAATCTCATTAAGACCACCTTGATCGTTTTCCATATAGATAAAACAATCTGATATAGCTGTACCTTTGTTGCCATTGGTAAACTTACCTAGTATCTGTTGTAAATCTCTTAATCTTAAACTCATTAGTTTAGTCTATCCTCCTTAAATTTTGGATACATCTGCTCATATCTTCTTGCCACATTCTTGACACCTTGATACCACTTTTCCTTCCACATCGCTTTCATCTCTTTGCTTTCAGCTTTATGGTAAGCGTTAGCTATCTTGTCCAACATTGCTGTTTCTTTTTTCATAGTATTCATCAACCCTCCTCAAAAAGTTATGTTTATATTTTTGGAATTCCTTACCTTCGATAACAAATTCCTGGTAGTAATTATCTTTACTACACATCATCACCACACCTTTGGTAATTTCTGTTTTATAAATGAAATTGTGAGCCATTGCATAAGCTGCTAACTGCAGGCAATAGTCTTCAATCCATTCCCTTCTCTTCGGTTTGTTCGTTTGTTTAAAATCAATGATTGCATCCTGACCCTTGTGTACCCCAACTAAATCCGTTTGCCCCGCATACAGCCCAGGATAATACAAAGTACATTCTGTGCCATAGTACTCCGGAACATTGCATAGACCCTGCTCTATGACCCTTATAGCCATATTATGGGCCTGTTTTCCAACGTTTGTCTCATCTAAATAACCTTTTTCCAGGATATACATCTCAAGAATCTTGTGCATAGCTGTACCTCTAGCAGCTGATTCATCCACGATCCGCGTCGCGTTAGCCTCCCCCATCTTTTCACGCCACCTTTTCAATCCTTCCTTCTTCTCGGGCGGTTCAGTCGCTGACAATATAGTAGTCACCGATGGTAGTTTTTCTTTATCATTAATATTATAATGACGTTTACCTTCAATCGCTTCTCGTACCGTTTTCGGATAGATAAATTTATTATTTCTTTTCATTAATTGCGTACCTCATTAAAGTAGTATAAGGATTAAAATCATAATCCTTAACACACCCAGTTAATAATATTAACATTACAAAAAAAATTTTTAACATCAATTTTTAATCCACATTTTATAGTGTTCAAAGTTAACTACATTATCTTTTACAACTTCTTTAGGAATATTAGTATAGTGTTCGATGACCTGTTGTATCTTACCGAGTTTGGTATGCGCGTAAGGAAACAATAGACAACAAACTTTAAACGCATCGCGGAACGTGCAACGCCAACGATATTGTTTAAGATAAGGGGTCCCATCTACACGTTTACCCTTAACTGTTTTAGGAGTTAGAGTTCCAACACCCAACACTTCGTGTAGCCAGATCAAGACACTACGATCAGTCATAGTAATTTCCATAGATAGTCTCATTGAATTAGATAACCTGTATCCAGGTTTGTTATTATGTTTTTTCTTTTTCTCAACACCCCGTCTAATATGAATAGATCCTTCTCCGTCAAATAATCCTGCGATATAAGCAACGTCTGTATCGTTCAACATATCATTCATTGTAGTCGGGCCTTCTCTACCTCAACTAATAAATCTTTTAATTGTTTAACGGTTGCATCTTTGTTAACAACTTCATCGTTAACTAATTGTTCATACAACTCTGCTACTACCTCACCTTGTGAATTACAAGTAGGGCATTGATGTACTTCGGTATAAGAACCATTGCTCTCTCTTAAATAACCATTGCCTTTGCAATGATCACATATGACTTTAATCTTTTGCTTTGCCATTCGCTTTACCACCTTTGTTATCTAAAAAAAATCTAATAAGTCTTCCGATCATTTTAGATCTTGTCCTATTTGTTTTAGTTGCAAGTACCCCTAACTTTTCCCAGTCTTCGCGAGGAACAGATAGTGATTTAAATTTACTTGGATCTGCCATTTTGTTCTCCTTCTTTTATTATCCTACTAATTTTATTTTGTGTTTTTATATGTATGTCTCTAGCTTTTTTTCTTCTATCTTCAAGAATTTTAGGATCGTTATCTTCTTCATCTAATTGTTCACTAGATTTAGGAGTATGCATTACATAAGAATATAAAAATTTTTGTTCTTTGTTTAATTCTTCTCTATGTATACGATTAACTTCTTCTTGTACCCAAGTCTCCATATCACTCATAAAATCTAATTTAAAAAGTGGGTCCATTTTTTTATATAAAATACTTTTAACATTTACTTGTAAATTATCATTATCATCTGATTCAATGTTTGCACATTCATCATCCCACTTCACTTCTATTTTTATTGTGTTAGTCATATTTCCTTTCTTGTTTTGATTTTCTCACATATGGGAATTTATCCCAAAAAATATAATTTGCAAGTATTATTTTTTTAATATAAAAAGAAAGTCTCTTCTCACACCTTTTGTTTGTTCGTCCCTTTCTTGGGACGGACAGACAGTTTAGAATAATTCTTAAGTAACTACTTTGCCTTCGTCTTTTTTAGGAATACAGGTAAATTTAGGATACAACTGGGAGTTGTTTATGTCTTCTTTAGTAAAATTACCTTCTGCATATATAATCTCGTAAGACTCTGATAATCCTGCTCTTATACAGTCGTGATGATCTGGAAATACTTTTGGATAGTCTTTGTTGGTGTAGCATTCACCGCTCATTGCAGAGCAGATATAAACCGTTAATAAAAATTTCATTATTTTCCCTGGCCGCGATACTTTTTCCACGAACGACGTTTTGATTTGTTCATTTTACATTTACTAGGAAATCTTCCAATAGATGTTTTATGAAATGTAGCTTCGTGTTCAACAAAATTTTTAAATTTTTTAGCCATCCTCGTCTAACCATTCTTTGACAAATGGTTTAGCATCTGCCGGTGCTGTTATAACTGGTAGATAAGTTATTTTACCATTCACGTGTTGTTCTAAATCTGATCCACAACTCATACACCTAAAAAAAACTACATCAATGTTTACTAACATAGTAAATTGATCACACGTTGGACATTTACCGTTAACAACTTCTGTTTTAAATGTGAGTTTATTTTTTTTTGTCATCAATCAAGTATTAACTTCTTAATTGAAAAAGATCCATCTATATTTTTTTCGAGCTCGGCCATTTGCTTCAGGCATTGATACTTTACGTGCGATTTAGAATCACGTCTAGCTGTCCGCGCCCCTTTGAGACATTCGGACATTGAAGTCTGGATACGTGCCTCCTTAATTTCTCCGTGTACAATCATAAGTAGGGCTACCACTAACTCTGTCATACTATTTTACCCTTGTTTTCACCTTGCTTGATAACATATTTTTGTGTACCATTCTTACCGGTTTCAACTTCTTTTTTTAAATTTTTAACAAAGTTCATTTGTTTAGCTTTCTTTTCCATGTCAGAGATATATTGCACAACTTGTCTAGTAATTCTTTCCATTTTCTCTTACCTTATCTTTTAACCCTTCAATATCTTCTAATGCTTTATCTAATTGTTCTCTTAAAAATTCTATATTAACTTTATTAGTCATATTCATTTCTTGAGTTTCTTCCATTTTCTCAACAGACTTGTACAAATCCTCAATTAAAAATATTTGCTCTTGGTCTACTGGGACTTGTTCAGATTTTTTAAGTAAATCATTTTGAAAT